TCCTGCGGTAGCTGTAAAGTCTGTTCTAGTAATAGTACCAGCGCCAGTAGATGGGCTAGACCAAGTAGCAGTTGTACCGTTAGAAGTTAAAACTTGATTAGCTGTACCAATACCAAGACGAGTAGCACTGTTTGTGCCGTTACCAACAATTAAGTCGCCAGTAGTAGTAATTGGGCTAAGAGCGTTAAATGCTGCTGAAGCTGTAGTCTGTCCTGTACCACCGTTAGCGATAGCAACAGTGCCTGTTACGTTAGCAGCATTACCAGATATATTTCCACTAATTGCAGAACCCGGAATAGTAGTAGAAGCAGTCACCGCTGACGTGCCGTTACCATACATGTATCCAGTTAGTGTTGTAGCCCCAGTACCGCCGTTGGCTACAGGAAGTGTGCCGGTTACTTGAGTAGCTAAATTTATTGTGCCGCTGATAGAACCAGCAGGATATCCAGTACAGTTTGCTAAATTACCAGAAGTTGGTGTACCAAGTAAAGGTGTAACTAAAGTTGGGCTAGTATTTAAAACAACTGAACCAGAACCAGTAGACGATGTAACTCCAGTACCACCAGCCAATACTGGCAAAGTACCTGCAGTCAGTGCGGAAGATGATGTTGAGTATAAAGCGTTGTTAGCGGCTGAAAATCCAGTTAAGTTTGTACCACCATAAGCCGTACCAATCGTGTTTCCGTTGTAGGTAGCGTTAGTAATTGTTGCGCCACCAAAGTTTGCGGTAGAAGTACTAAAATCATATGAAGCTGGAATATAACTATATGCAGACCAAGTACCCGCAGAAGTTCCGTTAGCAGTTAAAACTAGAACAGATGTACCACCATTAACAACAGTATCAATTGTAGTGCCAGCGCTGTCTTTAATAGTAACTGCACCAGTACTGTTATTTGCAATTGTGTATGCTAAGCCTTTATAAAGAGTTGTAGCAACAGGAAGCTGAATGGTTTGTGTTGTTGTACCAACTACTTGTATCCAGCCCGAAGAAGCATTTGTAAGTACTGTAGTTCCAGCCGCTGCTGTAACTGTAGTAAACCCAATATATACGTTATTTGCGTATAAGGTACCAATACCGGGGTCTGGTTGACCGCCCAATGAAACACCACCTGAGTTATAGATGGTCATTGCATCGGTTGTATTGCTATTGGTTACAAAGTGGATGTTATAAGCACCGTATGTACCAATTGCTAAATCTGTTGATGCAGATGCTAAATAAGAGGCGCCTGGAAGGTTAAATGCTCCAGACCCACTAAATGTAGAAGAGTTAATTCCAAGCTCGGCATAACCGCTAGTAGATGTAGCAGCATCATTAGATACGTTTAAATTAGAAGATGCGTTAGTAGCGCTGCTTTTGTTTTGGACAATAACTTGGTTGTATCCAGTTACTGTAGATGCAAAAGAACCAATAATGCCTGTATCAGAATAACTAAGAGTAGAACCTATAGTAGCTACGCCGTTAGCGTCTAAATTAACAGACTTTTCAGACGGATAAGTAACAAAGACAGTTTTGGTACCAGAAGTAAAATTAACCAGGCTGCCGCCGTTACTAGAAGACAGAACAGTAGTACGAGCAAGAGTAGGGCCAGTAGTTGAGTACGTCCCAATTCCAACCTCCCAATTCGTACCTCCGCCTTGGTCAGCGATGCAATAAAATGTAGTATTGCCATTGCCAACTACAGCAAAAGATTGAAAACCAGCAACAGCACCCAAAAGGGTAACTGCGCCAGTACCAGTTGTAGTCGTAGTCTCTTGGACACGGTCATATACAACAAGAGCCATTTAAGCCCCTTAGCTTGTAGCGGTTGTAGAGTATGTAACGCTAACAGTATCGCCTGCAGTAACAGTTTTAGCAGTAGCAAAAGCACCAGCGCTGTATAAAGTTCCACCAGTGTTAGACTGTGTAGAAGAAGCGCCTGAACCTGTAACTAAGAAACAACCTGTTACGTTACCGCCAGCACCAGTAATAGTGTAGGTAATTGCGGAAGCCGCAGAAGTTGTTACGTTAGCTGGGGTAGAGCCAGTAGATGTAGAAGAACCAAACACTGCTGTACCACGAACTGCAGAACCGCCAACTGTATAGTTAGTAAACTCAGTCCAACCAGAATGTGAAGTCATGGTATCTGAACCAGTACCAAATGTTGGGCTAGTAGTAGCAATCAAACCTAAGTATGGGCCAGTAACTGTATATGCAGAACCTTTTAACAAAGTATCAAGCATCAACTGTTTACCAACAGCATTGACTAAGTTAGGAAAGCTTTCTTCCCATTTAATATTACCATCTGCATCACGACATTCCACATGGTATGCGCCTTCAATGCCAACGGTTTCATTTTGAGCAGCGCCAGCTTGCAGACTAATTTCTGCTTTATCGCCACAGCTTCCAAATTCTTTGTGCATAATTGCTCCTAATTAACTCTAATAATAGCGCTTGTTGAAGTCGCTGTTGGAAATGTTACTGTAAATGTCCCTGCTGCTGTATTGGTTTTATCAGACCCAAAATCTAGTACTGCAACTGCCGCATTAGTATTGCTATTGTATATCAAAGCTGCCCTAGCAGTAAAGGATGCAGGGTTCCAAGTTACGTTTGCAAATGACACATAAGCCGTATCGTTTGAAGCATCATAAGTAGGAACTTGACTGATTGTAAGAACTTTACCTCCTGCGGTATATCCTGACCCAGTAATTTCTCCGGTAGTACTATAGGCAACTGTATCTGGGGTTAGATTGGCGAGGGATGTATACAGCGCAATCTTATATGTATAAGAAGTTCCAGCAGCAAAGTTCTCTAACCCGCTTAGGCAGTTCTGTTTGAAGATGTTGCACTGACCTTGAGAAATCATAGTTTATTGTACTGTAGGCTAGTTTGACCACGTCTGTAGGCATCGTTGCGGTCCAGACCATCGCCAAGACGTTTAAGTTGAGCTAGGGCTTCTTGGTACTTAGACTCATAGTATCCAACCAAATCGGCTTCGCCCTTCATAAAGAGCATGGCTTCACGCATAGCGCCATAGAACAATACTGGGTCATAATTATCGCCAAGCCAGCTAGTTCCTAAAGGATTAGATACTGTAGCTACAGGGATTGAAAAACCGTTACCAGTAGACCCCAAAGAAGAACAAGACAATATGTCGCCAGCAACATAAAAATTACCGCCAAACTTAAGGGTACAGGAGACCACAACACCTCCGGTAACAACGATATCAGCAGTTGCATTAGCACCTGAACCTCCTGTTAAAGCTACGTTTTGGTATACACCATTGGTATATAGCGAGCCAGCTGTAATAGTACCTAGTGTGGCAATTTGACCCTGAACAATGGTTGGCGGGTAGTAGAAATAGTGCATCTCTACGGTGTAGTTCTGGTCTGGCGTTGGGGCTACCATTAACGTCATTTCGTTAACGTTTGATAACTGGGAACCAAATAATGTGTAATATTTAGGTACTCCTTGCGGGGTTCCTTGGTACGATGGCGCTGTATAAACTACTGTTGGGTAGGCTTCACGAAGGAAGTTAACATCTTTGTTTAGTAGATACTGGTAGTTGTTTGAGCTGTCAATAACCGCAAAAGAGTAGTTAGCCAGCCAGTCATTAGGTAGCGAAACATACTGATTACCAGCAGTCAAAGTACCCGTTACGTTTTTACGTAGTGAAGGTAATTGAACTGAGTTATATATACGGTCTTCGGCTTCCTGTATAAACACAGGAATAGTAGCAACAAAAAGCTGCTCCGTATTCTCAGCGTAAGCCTGAATATTGTTATATAACTGTTCGTAGTTCATTAGGGTTTACCCTACTAGGCCATTGGACCACGTGATGTGAAGCCTTTAGTAGCTGCACCATATCCACGCTGTTTAACACCTGTAGTTTTAGTTGGCTTATAGTTACCTTTGCTGACGTTACCAGTAGAGATATTTGATTCGTTCATAAAGTCTTTACCAGACTTTGTAGACTCTGCAGGTAGACCACCGCTAACTGGGTTGCCACTCATATCATGGGGCATAGCATACTTTTCAGCAGGCAAGGTATTCTTGTGGTTGCCAACTTTAACGGCTGGGCTATTCTTTTTTGAAGGTTTAACTTGAGCAACCATGATTACATTCCTTTGCCTTTTAAGTTAGCAGAACCACATTGGTAAGCTAATTTAGCACGGTTACGACCTTCTTTTAACATGCTTTCGTTAGTTTTACCACCAGCAGAAGAT